TACTGCCTTCTTGACATCTGTTTCAATACCACTGAACACGTATTGAACTTGGAGCGTTGGAGTGTCATCCTTGATTCTATCTCCAGCGCTATTTCTTGCCTCACTGAAACCACCGTATTCAGAATCATACAAAATGTCGTCATCGAAGAAGGCAAAGAATTTAGGAGAGAATTTTCCTCTAGATAATAGTCTCTTGCCGTGTTGCGTTAATTCAATGTCTAGAACATTTTCTTTTTTGTTAAGGAAACTCATATCTTATTTAGTCAACTTCTTGCCTTTACCTTTAGAACCTCGTTTGTTTCTACCACCTTTTAGAGGGCTTGCTATTTGAGAGCCAGCTGCTTCAGTTTGGCGAAGTTTTTCGATTTCATTGCTATTGGAATATTCAAGTTCAACCTCAAGTTTTCCAAGTTCAACAAGCGAGAAAAAATCGTATGGCCAATTGTAGCTGTATTCCGGGGCTTTACGACCAACTTCGAAGTCGAACTTAAACCTGTCATCATCTGATGAATCAGCAGTAACCTTGAAATAATCTTTCTCTGCTTTCTTCTTAACTTTGAAAACCATCCACTTAAGGTTGTTTGGGATACCATCTTTTCCGAAGAACTCAAACTCACCAGCTGGATGTGAGAACTCAATCTCATCCTTCTCTGGAGTCATAGCAATCTTTGGCATAACACCCTGCCAAATATCAGCAAGATCTTGCTTGTCGAGCTGGTGCTTGAACTCAAAGATATACATTGCAAATGGCTGAATGTCATCAAACTCCAAAAAGTTAAACTGTGGAGGAATAACATATTCTTCCATCATATCAATCATTTGAGTGATAGAGGTCTCTTGAATCTCTACCTTGCTACCGAGGTCGTTCACTTTAATGGCAGGTTCAGCAGTTTCAAAGTTTTTCCTTTGAAGGTTGAAGACTTTCTTGTCGAGTTTAATCACGTTATGACAGCCGATTTCAACCGTCTTCGATGAAGCTTGTTCTAGAAAGGGAATAGCGATAACTGCTTCTGAAATCTCTTTGCTGTCAGCCAGCTCACCAATACGAGACTTGGAAGGTTTAAAGCCACACTGCTCAATCAGAGAGCCAGTAGTTGAGTCGCGGGCGCCTTTCAAGAGCTTTGGAAAGCTGTCACGAAGTTCAAGGAAAATACCTTCACTTCCAGTTGGAATGGCTCCATAGCCGCTCCACATTCCGCGCCCGTAGCCGCTGCCTGAAAATGCGTTTCCAAGATTTCTGAAGGCTGACGTAGTAGAAGCAGTCATGACTTGTTCAGCTTTAACATTGGCTTCTTGGTTGGAGAAGTTTAACGTTGGACACTCCCAACGTGGACTAACAACCCATGTTTCATTGTCAGAAGAAAATTCGTTGGTGGCGTCGAGGGGACTGAACCTTTGTTTCTTCCCTTTGGTAAGATTGAAATTAACTTTTAGGTCACTTCTCCTACCTTCAAAATTAACTGAAGAACCTACTGGCATTGAACCGCTTGCAGCAGCTGAACCTGTATAAGAATCAAGTGCTGGAAATACGTTTTCCACTACAAGCTCTGCTAATACTTCATCGAGGGTGTATTTCGCCTTGGATGCAGGAGTAAATGATAATCTAGCCGTGGCGGCACCTTCAAAATAAGGTGGAGTCCAGGCAGCGAAAGCTGGATCACAATCTTGTCCTGGGCGCCAATATTTGGCAGCACCGTCATAAATGGCGCCGTCTGGCGCGTCTTGCGCTGAAGCAGAAATGTTTACTGGAAATCCAAAATATCTTCCGTTCATCTTCTCGCCGAGGGAGCCTGTCTTATGGCGATGGCTCCAAAATGATTCCATCATAACAAAATCGTTCGTCTTACCGAGAACAACATCCATGTAATATGTTTTATTGTCTTCAAAAGTCTTCCATTTGCTATTCTTATCCGAAGAAAAAGAAGATAGCTTTTCATCTTTCAAAAAGAATCTTGGAACTTCAGCCAAGAAATTGCTCGTAGCCAACTCATAGCGAAAATCCCTTTTGTGATCCCAAATCAAGAACGGTGTTCTCATTGCGACATCATTTATAGTCGGAATGATAGAAAAAATAGAGTTTTTAATCGTGTCTGATTCCAATACAATATCTTTTTGTCTGGGAATGCCCGCATTAGGAAAAATCAAGCTTTCAAATGGAAATCTATAAGCAGGAGCATCATTAAGGAAGAATCTAAAAGGTTGATTATCAGTGGAAGTATTCTCTACAATATCCTCAGTCAAGGATTGTGTAATAGCAGCAAAAGAACCAGTGTAAGTTGCCCAATCCACTGCGATGCCCGCCTTAATTGAATTATACATGATCCCTGGAGCGTAAAAAGATTGCAAAAGAGCATGAATTTTAGCAGCAGAAACGTGTGGGTCGTCTAATGCTGTAACAGGAGTGGTTATAGAAGCTCCCTTTACATAACCGCCGCGCAAATGAGAGCCGATAGATTGTGATAACAAAGAAGACAATTGTACGGTTCTCTGAACGGGGTAAAACCCATTGTATGGAAGGAGTTTTTTAACACCTTTTACTTTTAGCGTGACGCGAGAAACATCAGCAATTTCTTGATGCTCTTTGGATATTTGCTCTTGCCTAGAGAGTACATCTGAGTGTGAATAGATTCTAAAGAATTCTTTATCAAACAAATCTTCTTCTGCTAATGCACTGGCATCTCTAGAGCCGGCGCCATCGAGAGTTAAGAAGGAATTGTTTTGTGATCTAAAGTTTCCTCCTTTGTCAACGATGAAATAATCCATATGCTCAGAAGCTCTGAACTCTGGTAGAATGCTTTTCTCTTTGGCGATTGAACGAATATCAAAGGCGTAATCTGCGTATGAATCATACCAAGGGTTTTTTCCGGCAAGTTCAGCAGTTCTCCATTGTAAACCAGCATCAAGAGAAGAAGTAGTTCCCCGATCTACACCAATTGTGCCGCCGCCAGTACCACCACCTGTGTCAACATAAGTTCCATCCAAATATGAAACATATCGCGGGCGAGGCTTGATATTTTCTTGAATACCGTTGCCGACATTCAAACGAACAGCAGTCTCTCTCGTGTAGTGATAGATGATTCCGTTGCCGGCTGCGGTGGGAGGGGCTAAAGTGCCTGATCCAGCGGCTGCGATAATCCAATCTTGTCCATTAAGCTCTCCACCATAGAATGAACTAACTTCCCAAACACTAGTGTAAGACAAACCAAGGATGCCATCTTCAGCGCTAGTAATATGATAGTCTCTCAATATATCCAAAGGGAAAAGAGATAAATCACTATTGTGCCATTCAGTGCTTGATGAGATCATTCCACTGGCAAAAATAGATGATGATATATGCGTAAATCCCATACTATTCAATGTAGAGGCATGACGTCCACGAGTCCTGTGTCTGTCATTAATATTATCTCTCCAAAATGCTCTTTGCGTTCCGAAAAGACGATCATAACCATCTGAGGTGTTTCCTGGTGCATCAACGATATATTCGGTTCTAGCACGAGCATTGGCTAAGAATGTGTTTTCTTCTCTTGGGAAAACGTTCTCGCTATAAACCAATTTTAAGAATTTAGAAATAGGGTTATTAGACTCTGCAATGTCTGGATCATTATAAAGTTCGTAAAGCTTGTCGTACATTTGCGCTTCACTCTTGTTCGAAGAAACACGTTTAGCTAACGACTTGTTAGCTAAAGTTCCAAGGCTGTTTGCGTGGGTATATTTAACTGAGTATCCAAGAAGTGGATTTACTGAACCCTTCAACACTAGGAAGTGCTCTAGGGGCTTACTATTACAAGAAACAGGTGGCTCTTTATAAAACCTAGAAGTTTGTCCTCTTTTCTCTTTGAAACTTCTTTGCTTCTTATTGGTAGACAGAGTTTGAAACTGCTTTGGTTCATCTTGTACTGAGATATAGTTGTTTTTTCTCATAAATCGAACAACCGGATGTTCTCCAGTTCTTGTCTGTTTCCAAGATGAATAGCCACCAGCACTATTACCCCAGGACGAGAATGAGCCAGGTGCAGAGGTTGAAGGGCGAGTTACGCCATTTCCCACTACTCCGTGAAAGTTGTTTTTCCCAGCAACGTCAAGAAGGACATTTCCGGTCGGATAGTTAGTGAGATATCGATCGTTAAAAACACTACCTATTCCTTCGCCGTGCCCTGAGTACCAAGCAACAATTTTGTCCCTCATAGAAGAATATTGTTTATCAATTTGATGTTCATCATACTGTTTTGGAGCAGCATTATCGTTCTTTGTTGCCTTGAACAAAATTTCCATTTCTTTTGTTGTAAGGACATCATCCCACACACTCATTTCTGCCATCGAACCGCTAAAAGGATTTCCTATGGCATTATATCCATTATAACCAAATCTAAAGTTCAAGAAATCATAACCAAGAGCTATCCCATCTCGAAAACCAGTTCCGTTAGGAACTTGATTGGTTACGATTTTTTGCAACACCCCATCAACATAAATCGATGGCACATTACTTTTTTTGTTAGAATCATAAGTAACTCCAACCATTGTCCAAGCATTATTTCCACCAGCGATTGAAGAACTTAAATCTGATTTTACAGTAGTCCAAACTCCTTCAATAGAATAATCTGGCTGCGTGACACGAAGACTCAGCTCATCATCACCGAAAGCACCACTATTGATTTGAAAATCAATAAAACTAGTAGAGTCAGCAAAGATTGATGGATTGGCATCGGCGTGAAGTCCTACTTTAATCCAAGCAACTGCTGAGAATTTGCCACTTTTGTAAAGAATATCCCATCTTCCGTGATTAGGACCCAAATCGATACCGTGGACATGCTGATTTCCTCCCAGCGCGGCTTCTGTGGTACCGTCAAGCTCCAGAACTCTTTTGTCTCTAAAGAGAGTGTTCTTAAATGGTGAAATATAAACACCTGACTTATCAGGTGGATTAATTCCGATATGCTCAACAAGAGTTCCTAGAATAGAAGTTTCACTACTAGATACAAATGTGATATCAGTAAATGCACCACCCTTATTAGTATGTGAACCACTTCTTTGATAACCAGCTAAATCACGAGTTGCAGTAATCGCTGAAGCTGAAATCCAAGCATATTGAAGGTCTGAGCGAGGAATAGAATGTTGAATGAACCAGTTGTCATATTCTGTCTTATATGTTGTTCCACCTTCTTTTGTTGAAGTTTCAGGTCGTGCCAAAGCATTGCGATTCACCTTATGATACGAAGCTGACGGGTCGTCTGTATAATGACTTCCTGTATCAGCTGTCAAAGTTGAGAAACCGAATGGTCCTGAGTGTTGTTTAAAGAATCCCCTCAGAGGCGATCTAACAAGGTAGTTTCTGAAAGGGAGAGCATTATTGGGTGCAATCTCTTCCGCCTCTACGTCGAGAACACCACGTGAACTTACGTCAGTTCCGCCTGGAGCATTGAATCTTTCGACAAAGATATATTTGTTAGAACCAGTGTTGTCTCTATCTGGCAAGCTATATTCAGACAAGTTTGTTACAAATGTAGAGAACGATGAGGTGATGGGAATATCACCAGCTTTAGTCAAGAACCTATTATTGATTCTTCTTCCAGAAGTTTGCACAATCTCATAATCGTGCTGGAAGTTGCCCAATACGACTGAACTAGTAGTGTGTCTAATGTTAGAAATATTGACAGGTCTTTTAGCTGAATTGCCTCTCAACATAGAAGCTCGTGGATGATCGACATTGACAGAATCTGGTCCATAAACACGAAGCTCGCCAGCAGTTTCTAAGTTAATAAGAAATGCTTCTGGTCTATCAGCTACCGTATCGCTTCCTGTATTTAAGCTAACGTGACGGTGTTGGTTTCCTCCAACGTGCGCTTCAGTAAACGGACCTTGTGCAGGAGAGTCTTCAAAAGTCGCATAGTTATCTCCGTGCAAGTTAGCAATCGTTACATTAGCTTTAAAACTCGATGAAATGGCAGCATCAGCTCCAGTGCTTACAGAGGAACTAACAACACCAAAAGGCATTTTGTGCTTGGTTTCAAATATTTGTGTCATTTATACCTTATTTGTCGTCACAATCTAAAGTTGTGATATCTTCCGCTTCAATCAATAAGTATCCAGAAGTTCCAAATCTACCTATTTGCTTTACAATAGAAGCATTTTTTGGTCTCTTATCTACAATAACTACTGCATCCGTCCCCAGATCATACACTTGAGTGAAGCGTCTGTTAAGAGTACTTAGAGATGCTGAGTGGATTAGTTGTCTTTCAGTGTTAAGATCAAGTCCGGTTCTCGTATCTCTTTCCGCTTTTTTGCTCCACCACAAACAGTTATCACTTTCTACCAAAGTCAAAGGCGCATGACCGTATTTCCAATTGTATTTATGGCTACCGATACTCTGAGCTACAGCAGTAGGAGGTTCTTGCTTCAGCTCAAGAGATGGCAACTTGTTCCAATATTTATTTCTTTCAAGAACGTGACTCTCAACTACCGTGCTCATTTCATTCGAAAAGTTAGCCGAGGCAGGAATAAGTTGTAAAGTCATTTGAGTAATGGCGTTATCAATCCATTTGTAAAAATCAACAAATCTCTCTAAATCTGGCGTATTTTCAATCCTATCAAAGAAAAGTGTCCTAAGCTTGTCGAGGTCATTATATCTTTGACGATAGCGATTGATAGGATCACCAATCAAATTGTTGAAATCAGTTACTGTTCCAAAGAACTTAATCATTTCCTCAGAAATGTTCTGATACATACTTTTTTCAATAGCAAAATAGTGATTTACAGGTCTAGTTTCACGAGTATAAGATTCGTCATCCTGACTTCGTACTTCAATCAAATCATCACTGTTCAAGGTCTCTGGCAACCTTTTTCTAGCTGCAAAAACATATTCTCTCTGAACTGCGTTTGTCTGATTTCTCAAAAAGAAGTTCCCACGACCAGTATGCTGACTGCTAGCAATAGCGCCGACATACTCCCAGCGATTAGACAACGCAGTAGAGCCAGAAGAATAATCTTCTACTTGAAAGCCAGCGTCCGAGGTGTTAGAAGGACCAGTGCCTGTTCCATTGTCTGTACCTGAAACAGTGTCGAAGTCCCAATGAAGTGCAAGCGTCTCCATTTGAGGAACGAATGAAGCGCTAATAGTGCCAGCAAGATGACCTTCTACATTTCTATAGGGATGTTCGGCGCCGAAGTTTGTTGGGTCTTTTGCGTGCTCTTTAATAATGTCATCGCTAAGTGTAGAAAGCCAATATCTCACTCCAGAAATCTTAGCATCGCAAAAATGCTCGTTATTAGCTCCTGCGCCGGTCAAGACAGAACCTGTCATATCTTGGCGATGAGCACCAATATAAACTCGTTTGGCTGCCGTAAAATGACCCTCTGCCAAAGAAGCAGTGACACTAGCAGTTACGAGAAATTCATTTTGAATAACGTCTAGAACCGTATTGACACCAAAAAATTCAAGGTTATAATCTCCCGTAGAGCTACCAACAACTGAATCAGTAATAGGGAATTTTTCGTGCTTAAAGCGAACACCAAAGTTCCACTTTTCATTATCATAGACATCTCTGAAAGTGCTGCTTGTTAGTTCGACCCCAAGATATGAAGAGGTTAACATAAAATAAGCGTCTTTTGATTCTTCTTCTGGTCTAATAGCAAAAACACTCATTTCTGCTCTATCCGAACCGAAAAAGACTGTACTCGATGTCACAGTAGCGTCGGCTTCGTGCATCCCGAACAAAGAAGCAGATACAAAATCAGTTCTAAAGAATAGAGCACTAGACTTTTCAAACTTTTTAGGGAAAATAGCTTCGCATTCAAAAGTGGTTCCCAGCAAGCCAGAGCCAATAGCTCCCGAAAGGTGAGAAACACTATTGTCATTGGCGCTAGCAGTCATCTGATACACATTAGCATCAAATCTATCAGTGTGATTAAAATCGATAAAGTTCTTTTTGACACTTGTATAACGATAGCTATCTTCAAACTTGTAATCTACACCATCAGCATAAAGATTGATCTTAATCAACTCATCATCTACGCCAAAACATCTAATCAAGTTTCTAATCGATTTCTCAGTTCCTTTTGAACGATAGATATAAATCAAGTTATTGTAAATGTTTTGATAAATGTGATTCTTGATATTGTGAATCTTTTCTTCAAACTCACGTTCATTGTCTGTTGAGAGAATCTCTTCAAGGATAGAAGCTTTTGTGAAAATCTCTGGAGCCGTAAACCCTACCGATTCTAACAATCGTGAAGCAAAAGGAAGTGGCTTACCTGTGCGATATACAGCGTCTCTAATGGTTGGTAATGCTTCAATCTTGAGGTACATATCATCAAAAAACTCTCCAGCAATCTGCATCAAATCTTTAAGAGACTCTCCTGAAACTTCATCTTCCTCGGTCATCCAAGAAGGAAAAGAATCATAAATAAGTGAAGTATTTTCCTGATCGTGAAGACTTCCTGTCAGCGCCTTGGTAGAACGAAGAGAAATTAAATCAGGATGATTTGAGTTGATAATAGGATCTTGAAACTCAAACAAAGAAGCACTTGCAGCAGTCATAGCTGAGCCTGTATTTCTAGAAGATGCTCCATATCCAGTCCAATAACCATTTGAAATACGACCGGAATAATCTAAAACAACTTTATCGGTTGAGTTTACTGAACTTGTATCAACAATGCCTTCGTTGAACTTAAAGTATACGCCGAGATCTATGTTGGCATCGTCTGTGTTCGTACCACCGCCAACTTGTCTAAACCAGTAGCGTTGAAGTTTTTTGTCTGTTCTCTTTGACTTCCAATATCTAAACTCATCAATAGAACCTGATAGTTTAGCATCTCCTTCGACCCCACGATCGCCATAAACAGGCGTACCCAACGAACCAATCCAACCAAGCATTGAGCCAGTTACAAGCCCAGTAGAAGAACCAGTTGAAATGGAGTCATTGAGTGTTCCTGACACAAACAACTTGAGCGACAATGCGCTTCCTGTATTGATTGTCGAGATAGCATAATGTTGCCACCCAGAGCCAGTAATATCTAAATTTTGACCCAATTGAGTATACAAAACTCCGTCAGAGCCAGAACTATATTCTACACAGAACTGATTAGTACCAGACACTTCAACCCTAAAACGACCGTAATCGGTAGTACCATATGAACTACTATTCCAAAGATCAAAGATTACTTGTTTTTCAGAGCCGGAAAAGTCGTTTTTTCGCAGCCAAAACTCAACTGTTGTTCCACCAGTTCCGTTTAACTCTAGATTCGAAACTCTATCATCGCTGTCTTTGTAGATATTAGATTCAGCAAAAAGAGTTTTAAGTGCTTTTGTCGACGCACTGACAGCAGCGTTTGGTCCACCCTTGAAAAAGATGTACTCTTTAGAGGCTGGCGCATCATACCCGTGAGAAGCTGAAGTAACACTGCCATAGTTTTGTCCCATAATGACGAATCCATTGGTTCTTGGATAATCATTGTCGAAAACATAGTTTTGAAAATCAACTGCATCGTTATGAAAGTTAAGTTTTTCAGCCAAAGAACCATCATAAGGGTAGGTTCTCTGAATTAAGTTGATTGCGTCCTCGTAATACTTCGAAGCGGATGCAAAACGAGCGAAATTGTTAGGATCTGAGAAATCAACATCAGGAACGAATCGTTCTTTATCTACGATGTTAGCTTTAACATAATCTTCAGACTCTGTTTCGTCTGCGAGATTTGTAATCGTTGTAGCTGATACTAATTTTTGTGACTTTTTACCAAAAAGGTCTTTGATTGCCATTTTACTTCACCCTAAATTTAAACACTTCTTCTTGCTCGTAATATTTATCCTCAAGTTTGAAAACAAACTGGATTCCATACTGATAATCTCGCTCAAACGTAGACATATCAATATCAAAATAGTTACCTTCTTTATCATATGAAAGAAGAGTATGATTGTCACTACCAGTTCCGTAAGGAATGACATCAAAATCATCAGTCACTCTGAAGATCTTATAATAAGCATCCTCAATAGTTTCATTTTCAATGTCTGCAACCGCCAAGTTGTAAATGGTGGGACTCCAGTTCTTGAGCCTTGTGAAAACCCTAAACCTTGCTGTTTCGGTTGTTGAATATTGAGGCTTCATATTAGTAATATTAAGAGCATAATCATCAATCTCAAATTGGCTAGAGCCACTAAATTGAATAGTATTAATAACACTGCCCGTGAAGTATTCAACCCTGGATGCACCAGTCAAATTGTTGTGCCAAACATCGAAAAGCCACTTGTGTTGCGTGTCAATTGCAACTGAAGCCGAATAAATGCCTGCCTCGCTATAACCACCAGTAACAGATGTCGCGCCCGTAGAAAGTGTCAACTCAGAACCAGTTGGTGCAAGAGTTCCTGAGAACAAACTTACATAAATTGAACCAGTTCCGACCGCTGGAATGTTTTTCAATCCTTTTCTTGTTCTGTTGTAAAGGAACAACTTCATCAAATTGTCTGCGGCAGGAACAAAAGAACTGCTCACATAGAAGCTATTTCTATTGTCTTTTATTGAGTCATCGAAGCGTGCCTCAATCCAAGGAAGTTTAAAGAAATGCTCACTTCGGCGTCCAAAGAATCGTTTCGTGTAAAACGAATCAGTAGAACTACTTTCAAAAGTTGGAGTAAGTTTAACTACAATCCCATTGTTCACCACTGTTCCATCAATCCAAGATTCTACCAAAGGAGTAATATCAACATTCAAATCTTCATCTCCTTGGTTAAAACTTGAAGTATAAACGGGAGAAGAATAGAAGTCGCCGCCTGGATTGTTCCATACCGTTGTTGCTGAAGCTGATATCCAATTGACAGGACCAGTATCTTTATATTTTTCCATATCCAAACCGAACCCTTCAGTCCAAGCTTCTGCCATAGGAGCAACTACAAGTTCAAAATCTTTAGGTGTAGTCTCGCCATGAGCAGCGTTACTCAAATTGAGATAAAAACTAACACTACCACTAGCAGGAATGGTATTTGCTGCTCTATCGGTTACAATATTATCTATTGGAAATTGCAACAATGCTCTGGATGCTTCAACAGCATCAGGATTAGTCCTGAATGGGCTAAAAGTCCATATATCGGCGCCGCTGGGAGCGCCAGAGGCTAGAATGTTATCTCCGTAAGAAATAATTTTAGCAGCATAAGTAGATGTTGAAGCAGTTAAGAAAAATGTTTGTGTCCAACCAGAACTACCGCTATCAAAAACATAGAGTCCACCACTAGAATCTCTTGAACCAATGAAAGCACGATTGTCTTTTATCTGTGCTTCTATACCAAACTCAAGCCCAGCAAAACTTACATCTGCAACTAATTTTTCTTCTTGGGTCCAACCGGTGCTGCTGCTGTTAAAAATATATGCAGCGCCAGCGGCGGAGGCGTCTCCAAAAGAAGTAATAACTATTTTGCCCTTGTCTATATCAATTCCAGCACCGAAATAATCATATGCCGCCAAGTCTGAACTTGTAATATGGGCTTCTTCAAGCCAACCAGTGCTGCCACTCTTAAAAACATAGCCAGCTCCAGCATAAGCAAAATACTTATTATCAAAACCAGACCCGATTGCAGCGTATGCGCCACTAATAGCAAGATTAAAACCAAAAGCCAAAGGACCAGCCACCAAAGAACCAGATAGAGCAGCTTCTTCAGTCCAGCCAGCACTACCGCTTTTGAATACAAAAGCTCTATCAGAACCGTAGCCTCCAACTAACAGTTTCATAGTTGTTGATTCTAAATCCATAGAAGCACCGAAATGCGAAGAAGATGCCGTCAAGGCAGAGCCACTAAACTTTTGTGTGGAAACCCAACCATTACTACCGCTAGCAAAATCCTCAACTGATCCTGTACCATCAACGGCAGTCGTAAAAGCACTAGAAACCAACACATGACCTTCATAACCTTGAGTTTTTTCGCCGAACCTAGCGTTCACTTCTGGAGTGGAAGAGGTAATTTTCTGTTCAAATTCCCAACCAGTGCTACTACTATTGTAAATATACACGGCTCCGGCTTGAGAACGGGAAAAAATAGTTTCCGCCGATGTAACAAACACTTTATCATCAAATCTACTGATATTTGCACCGAACCCAGATGAACTTGACTCAAATCTATTTTCAAGATCGTAAGTGTCATCACCGAGTGTCGTAGGAGTAGATTCGGCTTGTCCAAAGATAGAAAACACTTCAAGCACATCACTGGCGCCCATATTGGCTTCTGAAGCTCTAGTGGTAAGATTTTCCTTAAATGCATCTGTAATAGTTGCGTCTTTGTCTGCTACGAACCTCTTGATTCCCATTATCTAATTGCTCCCTTAATGTCGTCTTTGACGTATTTCACTTCGAAAATCACGTTTTGTGGCGCTTTAATGAAGCGACCGTCTGAAGATGTTTGTTCGTTTATATTGAAACGAATGTCGGAATAAACACCACCTACCTTCTGAAAGACTTTAACGTTTGTAACGTCTACAACACCTGTAACCCTTTTCAAAGCATCATAAATGTCTGTGATAAAGAAGGATTCTCCAATATCCTTAACCTCGTTAAGTAGGGTAGCTATTGCAAAGTTGGCATCAGCTAGAATGTCGTATTTGTCTCTCTCCAAATCTCCAATCACTTTGTAGTTTACTCCAATATTCACAATTCTAGCATCCAAAATGTCAATTGTATCATTGATCATTCTATTCTTGTTTAGCCAAACTTTTAAGTTCTCTTTGATTGTTGAGGAAGTTTCAGCTAATGTCCCATCTTGGTTTTCAGAAACAACATATAGATTTAGATTCCTCTTAAAAGAGTCTGGGTCTCTTACAACATTTACGCGCTTTACAGCGCCAAACTCGGCAGGCATCTTGTATGTCAAAGCTGCGTAATCCTGAAGGGTGACAGCTCGGTTTTGAGCAGCAAAAGAGTTGAAAACACGAATCTTTAATTCTTCTGCATTCGGCAATGAAACATCCCCAACAATAGGTTCTTCATTGGTAACTTCGATTGAAGCTTTTACTGAGTTCACCAACGAGCTATCAAGTGTGGAAATATCATCAAAATCAAAGTCAGCAGAAAGTATTCCTGTTACCGTGTCTGCTGCTGCGTTAACATCGTCGATAGTGTTGGCTCTCACGATCACTCTCAAAGTAGTGCTAGAGGGTACAACTCCAAACTTATCAGTCTTAATTAAGTTGGAAGGATCAAATGATGTATCAGAAATACTAGTTCTACCGTGAACATTCAGCACTACTCGGCTTGGGTCTACGATTCTTTCTGAAGTTCTGTCAGAATCATCTGCGCCGTGACCAAATTGAAGATATGTTTGTCCTTGTAGATTGTCCACAACGAAACGGCGGGGAACAATAAAAGGCTTTAAGATATCTGGCGCTTGTTGGCTAGTGCTTGAGCGATTCAACACAGGGCGATAGACGACATCTTGAGAAAGATAATCTACTTGATAATATTCGTTGCCTTCTGCATCTTCAACGAGAATAACTTCGGCTACGTTTCCTACATCAACCAATACTTTTAAAAATCTCTGATAATCTCCGACTGTAATCAATGCTTCTTCTAGTCTACCAGAAACTACTCGCCCATAAGCTCGCACCGCATAATAAGTTGGCAACCCTGTATCAGCGTCGACACGACCTACTACTATTTCATTGTCAGGATTATCAAAATGAACATCTTCAATTAATGTAAAGTTATTTCCATTTTTTGCTGAAATTGTGCTGTTTCTCTTTAGAATAGGGAGATATCTAGTATCTGGTCCCAAACCAACAGAGTTTGCTGGTGCCAAAATAAAGAATGTTGCAATACCGTGAGATGAAGGATTTTCTTGAAGTCTAAATCCCAAAGGTTTGGCATGTCTAAGTATATTGTCATATTCGTTAGAAGAGTCAAGAAATGATTCATTAGCTTGATAATCTAAATAAAAGGAGAGAATGTCGCCTGTGTAAGCAACAGTATCCAACGCAAGAGCACCAAAGCCAGCTTCATTAAAGTCCTTAAACGTATCTGCATAATACCTCTTGGCGTGCTCTACCAAAGAAGCCTTGATGGATTCGAAATCTCTACCAGAATAGTTGATAAATATGTTTTTGCGCGTCATCTTTGATTTTCCTTCTTTCAGGTAAGTAGTTATCTATTAACAGACAGATTAAGAATATCTTCTTCTGAAGTGGGGACAATAAAATATTGTACCTGCACATAGATTATCCCTTCATCATCAGAATCTGGAGTAATAACAATCTCGTCTATATCGACAAAAGGCATATAAATGTTAACTTGTTCTTCAATTTTTGCAGATATATCGCCATAAACTGATGCTACACTTTGCTCAAAAAGAAAAGTCTTTATTCCAACTCCAAAATCTGCGTCCATTAATCGTTCGCCTGGAACAGTCAAACAAAGATTTTTCAGATTTTGTTTGACCAATTCCTTAGTAGTGTCAATAGATTGATAGCTTGGCTTGTCGCCAAATGAGAGTGGTAGTTTTGGTGTTAATCCAGACATAGTTTGCTCCTTAAGTATATATCACAACTAACAATTATCACTTCGTGGAGGCAGATTCGGATCTGGTGGAAGAACTTCTGGTTCTGAAGTTGGTGGATTAGTACCATCCTTACATTTAACCTTGCTTCCGCCACTCAAATCAATACCTTCAGCAGCCAAAAGCTCTTCGGCAACATCTGTTTTCTCAAAAGCAAATTTGTAATTTGGTAGTTGATAAATCAAAGGTTCTAATCGAAGGAAATCGAGCCCCAAAGCAATAAGCATATTATAAGGAGGACCCGTAAATGGACCAAGCATTGGGAAAAATAACTGAAGTGGAAGCAAAGCCATCGACACTAAGCCGTATGGAAGGTTAACAGACTCGCCAGGGAACTCTGGCAAACTTGCCACAATAGCGTTAGGATCTTCAGCACTAGGACTTCTGTCCAGACCATAAATCAGTGGGATACCATTAGGACCAGCTGGACCGCGTGGAATAAATAACGGCTGCCCCAAATCTGGAAGTTCCAAAGGTGGAAGACCCGGAATAATAGGAACATCAGGTGATTTCCAATCAACCAAAGTGCCATTTTCAACAAAATCTGGCAACTCTTCGTCGGAGCCTCTCACAATACACTCAAATTCATCTGGAGCCACAACACCAATAGGCGAATATTGAATAACTGGCTGACCTGGTTCCTCTTCAGTGCCAGATAGCTTAATCGTACCGTCACCATTACGTACAAATTTAGGAATCAAATATCCCGAATTGCCAGCTGCGACTACCTTTGCTGTGACTGCGATGTTAGGGTCAGACATTTCTGCAAGACCACGAATAATCAAGATAGGCGTGATAGAAGCAAGATAAAAAGCGTCTGGTCCTCGTGGACCCGATGGGCTTCCGATTTGATCAAAGTCTGCTTTATATGCACCTGCATTACCAGGAACTCCGTTTAGAAGCTGTTCTTCATTGCGACTTGTATAATCTCCCATATTGCGAAGAGCATTGAACAGTCTCTTAAGTTCAATTTTAGTTCCTTCAAATAAGAATTTCATATCTTCGCTATTAAGAACCATAGAACTTTGAATCAACATAAAGGTTACCAATCTCTTAGACAAGAAACAATAGTCGAACAATGTGCGCGAATCTAAACTATTAGCTAAATCTTTAATAAGAGAAGGGGCATATTTTTCCTGAAAGAGGCTCTTAATCTTTCCTTCTGCTTCACCAACTTTACCGAAATCATCAATAGGAATCTCGACTTGAGAAATTGGAACTGTATTAAATTGTTTGAAAGTTGCAGGAGGAATTATAGTAGAATCTTCCACCTCTTTTTCTTCTTTTTCCAAGACGTGAAATGCTTTTTCAACGTCAGAAAGTGAACTTTTCAACTCAACTTTATTGCCACCAGATAGAACAAAACTTTTTCCCACATTGTTTAGCTGCTCTTTAGTTCTCGAATCCTCAAGAGTGGGAGAAACAAAAACCATTCTGTATCCGTATCTCCAAGGCTCTTCCCAAAGATCGGAAATATTCTCTTCTTTTATTGATGGATTGTTGTCAATAAATTCTTCCCAGTTTTGCAGATTAACTACTCCGTGCAAGCCGTTCGCGCCTTGTTCTTGTGCTACTGAAACATCTGAAGATAGGGTCACTCTCACATATCTTTCAACAATGTATTTTCCCTCATCACTTTCAATAACGATTGACTCTGGCTCAAGAGGTGAAGGCGGGAATGGAATACTGTCTTTCTTTATTGGCTCAAACAATGAATCCATTCTTGAGTTAAAAGATGTAAAACCTGAATCGGCTTCAAAATCAGAATAAGTATCTAAAACAGGAATATTGCTTACCAAATCTTGAACGAGATTATTACCAACATTTTTAGGGTTTATTCCAATAATGTCTCCCACTTTTTCAAGAACAGACTTTAGCTGTTCTCTAACGAGCACCTTAAGCTCAGAAGGAACACCATCAGCACTTGGCTCTGGAAGTGGTTCATTGGGGATATCAAACTCTTTGTTCGTAACGAGCTTATCGTAAACAATCTTCATTTCTGTTTCAAAAGCATCATAATATCTGACACCTGGAGCTAGTTCGCCCTGTCTGCCAATATCCCTCTTTAACCTAAAAGCAATGTAACTAATCAACAGCTGATCGTTGGCAAAGTCAGTTTTATAACCATATTCATCAAAAACAAACAAGCCGCGCATCACATATTCGATAACATACAAGCGAATAATAGTTAAAACTACGCCAACATAACCAGAAGAGTTAATGGGTCCGCGTGCGCGGCTAATTCCATTGTTATTATTTTCTGTTTCACAATCTTTGTCGTATTCATCTTTCACAACAGATTTAATGAATTCTAAATCTAGCAAGTGAGGGTCAGCTTTACACCTTTTTTGTTCATCTGTTGGGGTTGCGGAAAAATTAATCAAGTTGATGATTAGTGTTTCGGCTTGCTCTTTTGAACTAAACTCAGATGTTCCTGGTCCCAAGTTGTCTAAAGTGCGATTAGGGATCTTCTTCAACAACCTATTGTTTGCCACTCTTCTGCCAGCATTGGACATAAAGCTTTTAACGAACTCTTCATATCGATCGTTGAAAAATGATTTAGACCAATTGTTGAAGTTTTCTATTTCGCTAGTCTTAACAGCGGGTCGAAGTTTTTCTTGCATTAAGCCAACAAATACGTCTGGTTTAGAACTATTCCCATTGATAGAAGAGTTTAATTCTTCACTGCGCTCTCGGACATCTGGAGACAACTCTCTGCTAAAATCTTCACCGAAATAAAAGTTTTCTGAAAATTGGACGCGACCAAATCTCGTCGAATAAAGTGAACCGTTTGCAGAAAGAGATAAGCTTAAAGTTTGCTCTCGTTCTTTGTAAGAAATAACCCATTCTGGAGAAGGGGCAGGATAAGGTGAGAAATCCTGAACTGGTGATTGAACTGGAAGCGAACCTTTAATTTGAACCACAAACGAGTTTACATCAGCTTGTTGTAGTTCTACTGCGTCTTCAAACTGGAAGCTTCTCTTAAAGTTGGAACCAACTCGCTTAACAACATCCTGAACTTGGATAGGTGGTCCAGCTGTATATGGTCCCAAAGGATCAGAAGGAGTACCTGGATCGTCTTCTGGCGGAATCATCCCGTCTGATACTAACTTCACCCATTCTGGATTAGCCACTTCTTCTTCTATTTCTCCGTTTTCTCCAAAAGGACTTTCAAGACCAAGGTTTCCAATGAAATCATTAAATGAACCAAATAGACTCCCTGCGCCAGCTCCGAAGACAGGTCTATTGCCAGAACGCCTAATAGTTCTTGGAATAGTTCTTGTCACTTTGTCCTCAGAAGACAAGGCGTCGGGATATCTTGGTATCTCTCTATCAAATGCCATTTTTGTTGGTTCAAACATAGTGTTTATGGTAATGTCAAGTGCATCATCAACCACAGGAGGACGAGAGCCATCTGGATTTAAACCACAAATAATCGGCTCTAAGACTTCGGTTGGAGAAAAATCGTCTTGGTCAAGACGAACCAAAATATCACCGAGATCATTATAGCGCAGGCGACGTTTTTCAATGATTTCATCAATAATGGTTCGCACTTCTTCAGGTGGAAAGCTTCTAGTAAGAATTTCTTCTTGAAGGACTATAGCTTCGTCATCTTCGGGACAAAACTTTCTTGGGATATTTCTTGTTCTGCGCACATTTGATGCTAAGATAACACCATCTTTTATATTGGAAGTTCCAGTAAGATCGCCCAACGTCTTAAACAGGGTGATGATTTCATCTGGCTTGTTTATAAAAGAAATCTGCTCATAACTAATCTTAATAAGTTCAATGATTACTTAAACTGTTTTCTTTTTTGGAGTACCTGCAAGAAGGTTTAAAACATCTCCTGGCGATAAAATAGCTGCAACATCGTCCAACAAAAGACCAATAGAGTTGGCTAAATCTCTGCCGTTGACATTAAGATTAGAAGCTGGTGCATTTGCCAAAGCACTAAAAATAACCATCGTTTGTTCGCCATTGATTCGATCAAGCGTAAAGCTGTTTTTATCTGCGCTGATTTCAAACTGTCCTATTTCTGCAACAAGAAAGTTTAATACATCTGCATTTTCGTCGCCACTAAATCTCAACAGCTTAGTTAAATCAATATGCCCTTGAAAGAAACTTTCAAATGCAGCGCGAGACGCAGCCTTACCTATGTTACCCTCTATGGCTTCCTGTAAGCCTTCCAGACCGCCTGCGGCATCTATTTGGGCACGTAGTTGGACTACATCTCCAAGGATGTCAGCGCCTGCGTCAATCTCAACTTTTACAGAGTTTTCCAAAAGACCATCAACTTTGTTGACAAAGTTTTCCCATCGACCTGCAAGACTAGAAGCGATTGCGCCAACCTCAGGATCAACCAATGATGTAGGTTCAGAAAACAATTTATTCAAATCAGAACCAAGAGCAGTATCTGTTGGGATTTCACCGTTAATGGCGCCTGCGACAAAAGCATCTAAATTATCGCAAGACAACAAATCGTCCAACACGCCAGTAATCATCTCAACAATAGCCGTTGTTAAAGCAGTCATAATAGCGTCTTCGATGGCAATCTCAACGCTACCAAATAAATCAACGATATCTACTTCTGGAAGTTCGATAGTAGGTATCTGGAAGCCACCACCGGCAGCAAAGCTTACAGCATCGCAAATAGCTTCTAAATCAACAAAAGTCTCAATACTATTAAGAAAAGCATCGGCAGCTGCCGTCGCATCTGGATTTTCTGCTTTAGCCTTAATAGATTCTTCTTTTATCCTATCAGCAAGCCGAGGAATGTTTGGAAAAGCGAGGGATATTTTCTCTTCAATATTTTCAATGCTCAAGCCGTGAAGTATTTCTTTACAGGTTAAAGGAGGAATAATACATTCCATAGCAGACTTAATCAAACACCCTAGAGAAACTTTATCTAATATTTGAGAATATGCATCGCCAAGAGTTTGAATCTTTGCTGAAAGTCCTTCTGGATCAGCTAAAATCTCAGCAGAAGCATTAACAATATCTACAGCGTTTTGGCGTGAAGCTGTTACTCTACCTTTAAAAGCAACACTTGACCATTCTGCTTCTTCTGCTAGCCTGTCTGCCTCTGTCTTAATTGAAGTTGATTCATATTTGTTCAACAATCCTTTCAATTCGTCTCTCGAAAGACCAGTAGAAGGTTTAGGTTGAGTTTTTACTTTAGGAACCACATACTGTTCAAGATATCCACTCCACGTCATATCAGAACGCACTGTTGATTCTGGAAAAACATTTTCAGCTAAACTGCCGACAATATTTTCTAAACTGTTATTGTCTTGTCCACAACGTGCAGCGGGCGCATTAGTGCCTCCAAAGAATTCTGTTATGCCATCTGAAATCTCTCTAATATCTGAGACGGTATTAATCGTAGTAGGAGTGAACAGAGTGTTTGGAACATCAAATAAAGCAAAGCGTATTTGCTTTTCACTTTCCTCTTCAGTGTTGCCGAGAAGGCGTATAGCTGTTAATGTTTTAAAACTAGAATCTACTACAATCTCAACAAATTGATAAGATTCATATCCTTGGAAAGTATTTCCAAAAATATCCACATCACTTGTTTCGTCAACCATTTTTTCAATCAAAAAAGCTAACTCACCAGGAAATACCCGAAGAGCAGCTGATTGAATCGAGAAGTTGAAGCCAGGCGTATAGAAGCCAGCTGATGATATCTCTGATGCAAACTTATTCATCAACAAAGAGAGTCTATTAACATCATCGGTTAATCTATCAAGATGTATTACAAATTTTGGAAGTGTAGGCACGTTAATTCACCATATTGAAGCGACTACCGATATATTTCTTACCGTGTGACTTGAGGTAAGTATTCCTAGCGCTAGAAATGTTTAGCTTATGTTTTTGCAATCCAGAAAT